CAGCTGTGGTGGCAGCCGGTGCTGCGATGATCCGCTCCGGACTGCAAACGATCGACCAAACCGCAAAGCTGGCGCAGTCGCTGGATACCACCGTCGAAAGCTTGCAGGTGCTGGAGCGTGCCGCTGACCTCTCGGGCGTCTCCATGGGCAATGTCGAGCAGGCCACGGTGCAGCTGACACGACGGTTAAGCCAGGCTGCCGCCGGTGCGGGTCCTGCCGTCGATGCCCTCGACCGCCTTGGCCTGTCGGTCAGCGAGCTGCAAAACCTGCCGCTCGATCAGCGCATCGCTTTGATCCAGGACCGGCTGGCGGAGTTCGTGCCGGAGGCCGAGCGCGCTGCTGTCGCCTCGCAGCTCTTTGGCGATCGTGCAGCCCTCGTGTTCACGCGCATTGATACCGCAACGCTGCGCCAGGCCACCGCTGATGTGAATGATTTCGGCATCGTCGTCTCTGAGCAGGACGCGGACCAAATCGAGCGCACCAATGATGCGATCTCCCGCCTCGGTCTGATCTGGCGCGGTGTGTCGAACCAGCTGGCGGTCGCTGCCGCACCCGCGCTTGAAGCAGTGGCAGATGCGCTGGCGGCCATGGCGCGCACGACCGGGCCACTTGGAAGTGCCATTCAGGGCCTCTTTGAGAACATTGGACGCCTGACCACATTTGCGGTGACCTTCGCAGGCGTAATGGCGGGCCGGTGGGTGGCGGGACTTGTGGCCGCGACCTTCTCGGTCAGTGGGCTGGTGACAGGTCTGGTTTTCTTGCGCGCGGCGCTGATCCGCACCGGCATCGGCGCGCTGATCGTTGGCGCAGGCGAGCTGGTCTATCAGTTCACGCGCCTCGTCTCCGGTGCAGGTGGTTTTGGCAACGCGCTAGATCTGCTCAAGGACGTGGCGGTTGAGGTCTGGGACCGGGTGTCGCTAAGCGCGGATGCGGCTTGGGCACGCGTGGAAGCCGGATGGGCCACGGCGCAGGCTGGTATTTACGATGGGCTGCAAGATGCAACAGCGGCGGTGGTCGGCTGGGCAAACAGCACCGTCAACACCTTCGAGGGCACGTTTTTGGCGGTGCAGGCCATCTGGGGCGCACTCCCGGATGTGTTCGAGCGCGTTGGTGCACTTGCGATCAACGGTCTGGTCGAGGTGATGGAGACCGGCATTGCGGGCATCACCGAAGCGGTCAACGGCGTGTTGACCCTTGGCGGTCTGCGTCCCGAATGGGCCATCGCAGCGCCTGACCTCTCGGAATGGAAGTCTGCAGTCCCGGAAGCCGTCAATCTGGGAGAGCGTGCGCGGGCAGCTTACGACAGCGCCTTCTCGGACAATCCCTTCCAGGTGCCTGAGCTCTTTGGCGGCATGGCAGATGATGCGCGCGGTCGGGCAGCAGGCTATTCCGAGGCTGCGGGGATGCTGTCTGACGCAGCTTCGCGCCCCATGACCGCCTGGCAGGCGCTGAAGGATGCCATTTCTGGTGCGGGCGATGAAGGCGACGCAGCGCTGGAAAGTGCCGCCAATTCAGCGGACCGGTTCAACGATGCGCTGGAGGAGACCGAGGATCAGGCAGGCCGCGCAGGTGGTGCGGCAAAGCAGGCGGGCGCAGGCGCAGCCGAGGGTGCCGAGGCAGCAGCCACTGGCTGGCAGGCGGTTGTGAACGCGGTCAGCGAATATGCCGACAAAGCCCGCGATGTGGGCGCAGACATCGGCAATGTGCTCGTGAGCGCGTTTCAAAGTGCGGAAGACGCCATCGGCAACTTTGTGAAGACCGGCAAGCTGGACTTCAAAGGCCTGGTCACATCGATGATCGCGGACCTTGCCAAGCTCGGGGCGCGCAAGTTCATCCTCGGCCCCATCGCCAATGCACTCTCCGGCGCGCTCGGCAATCTCGGCGGCATGTTTGCCGGTGTGTTCCACCAGGGCGGTATGGTCGGCGGTCCTGCGCCCTCGCGCATGGTCCCGGCCATGGCCTTTGCCGACGCACCGCGCCTGCACAACGGTGGCTGGGCCGGTCTAAAATCCGACGAGGTCCCGGCAATTCTGCAGCGTGGCGAGCGAGTGCTCTCGCGGCGTGAAGCCCGCGGCTACGGTGGCGCTGCTGGAGGCGGCAACAGTGGCGGCAGCGTCACAGTAAATATCCAGACCCGCGACGCCGAGAGCTTCCGGCAGAGCCGCACGCAGGTCGCAGCCGATATCTCGCGCGCAGTCTCCATGGGCCGGAGGGGCATGTAATGGCGTTTCACGAGGTGCAGTTCCCCGACAACATCAGCCGCGGTGCACGCGGCGGACCGCAGCGGCGCACGCAGATTGTTGAGCTCGCCTCAGGCCGTGAGGAGCGCAACGCCAGCTGGTCGGCATCGCGCCGCCGCTATGATGTCAGCTACGGCATCCGCCGCGTGGATGATCTGCACGCGGTGGTCGCTTTCTTTGAGGCCCGGCTGGGGCGGCTCTACGGGTTTCGGTTCAAGGATTGGGCTGATTACAAATCCTGCGCGCCCTCAAAGGGCGTTTCTGAGATGGATCAGCTGATCGGCACCGGGGATGGCGAGACCACAGAGTTCGCGCTGAGCAAAGCCTATGGCACTGCGCCCCACTTCTATCAGCGCCGCATCGAGAAGCCCGTCGCGGGGTCGGTGCGTGTCGCGCTTGGCGGAGCAGAGCAGTTCAATGGCTGGGCCGTCAATCCCACCACCGGGATCGTCACTTTTGAGGTGGCCCCGGAGCCGGGCGTGAGTGTTACCGCCGGGTTCGCCTTCGACGTGCCCGTTCGCTTCGACAGCGATCTGATGGACGTCACCCTCGACATCGAGCGTCTCGGCTCGATCACCTCAATCCCGCTTGTGGAACTCCGCCTCAGCTAAGGACCTCGCCCATGCAAACCTATACCGCCCTTGAACATCGCCCTGGCGATACGCCTCAGCTGTACGACATCGACGGCGGGCTCGTTGCGCAGAACGCAGACGGCAAAGTCGTCCGCCTCAATTCCAGCCAGCAGGTCACAGCCGTCGCGCCAGTGCCGATCGAGGCCGAGGAGCGATACGCGTTTCGCGCGGTGTTTCGGCGGGCCACCAACAGCCCTGATCCGTCTGACGACGCCATTGCCTGCGGCATCGACTGGCTGGCGGCCGACAAGACCGCACTTTCCACCACCACCATCGAGACCATCCTCAACTTCACCGTCGCGGAGGGGCGCCGCGAGGTCCGCACCTCGGTCGTGGCAGAAGCCGATGGCCCCTCCAGCATCGTGGCTCCAATCGGCGCACGCTACGCAGTCCCATGGGTGCGCACGTTCGGGATCAACCACGCCACAGACGTCGAGGTCTGCAGCCTCGAGCGGCTGCCCTTTGTCTCGCTGCCCGTCGCGCGCACCTTCTATGTCACCATGGACGGCAAGGACCTCAACGAGGGCTCCTCGCTGACCGCACCCCTGGCCTCCATTGCCGAAGGCCTCGCGCGCGCCGCAGCCCTCGCGTTGCCCGCCATCGTGATTGTGCAGCCCGGCGAATACACCGTGCCGCCAGATACTGTGATCCCCGCCAATTGCGCCCTTTACGGCTACGACCTACGCGTGACCAAGCTGAGCCTGCCGCCCGGCCAGGAGGTGAACAACATGTTCCAGATGTCCAACGGCATCAAAGCCCGCGGCTTCACCTTCTCAAACCTGCGCCATGAGCCCTATACCCTGGCGGGCGGGCCACCGCAAAAGGGCTGGGCCTTCGTGTTCAAGCCCGGCGAGCTTCTCACCCGCTCGCCCTATATTGCCGATTGCTCGCAACTGCACAGCTTTACCCAAGACCAGATGGCTCTGCCGATCAACAAAGCCGCAGGCAATCCCCTGATGCCGCGCGGTGGTGGCAACCTGCTGGCCGACGGCTCGGTCCTCGCCCCATCTTCACCGCTGCGCTCGGTTGTGGTCGACAGCTTTACCGCCATCAACCCCAATGGCGTCGGCTACGCCGTCACCCGCAACGCCTTTGTCCAGCTGGTTTCCGTCTTCACCAACTGGGCCCGCGTCGGCCTTTGGGCCCATGACGGCGGGCAGATCACCGTCGCCAACTCCAACAACACTTTTGGGGACTATGCCCTCGCGGCGACGGGGTTTCGCAACACGGTGCAGATCGAAGGGCTGTCAGGCACCGGTGTGCTGGCCACGCACACGACTGCCGCCAACACAATCACCGCACAGACCGAGGCAATCATCACCGCTGTGATGGGCACCCGCTATTCAACCCTTACAGGCTTTAATGGCCTGTCAGCGCGCGACAAAGCCTTCACCGAGCGCGACACCCGTACCCTGCTGCGCAGCCTGATCAATGATCTGCGCTCAGGCCAGGATCGCGGCGCGCAGTCCTTTGCCAAAGGGCTCTTTGACTGGAACGCCAATTACGCCTTTTCCGTCGCCCTTGTGCCGCTGTTTCTCGCCAGCTGGGAGCAGGTCCGCCTCGAGCTGGTCGACCGGATCACCGACAACGCGGCACAGGCCATGATCACCGCCCTGATCGGTCTGATCTCGGATGTGATCATGCGTCCGCAAGATTACCGCCTGGGCTTTGCCTCCGTCATCGAGGCCACCGGCCAGCAGTTCAGCTACGCAGGCTCCGGCGTCAATTACAACGCGCTGCCCTTCAGCCAGCGTGGCACCGGACGCGCGCCTGATCCCGCCAGCACCCTGCTGAAGACCGGCGGCGGACGCATCTATGCCACCTTCTCCACCGAGGTCGGAGACACCTATCTCGGCGAAGACCTGCGGGTCGATTTCGAGCGCAACACCATCGAAGGTCAGGCCTTCTCGCGCGGTGTGCAAAATATCGCCCTTCCTCTCATCATCGGTCTCGGAGCTTAAACCCATGGTCACCATCACCACACCGCGTCCACCCCTCAATCTCTTCGAGGTGGTCCGCGCAGAAGTCGGCGTCGAGTGGACGACCATCTATGACGTGCCCGACTATCTGATCCCAGCCGAGGGCCCAAACCCCGCCCGCAGCATCGGCACCGCTGCCATCATGACTGGCGTCCTGATCACCCCCACTGCCGAGATCGCCGTGCGCGTCTCGATCCGGATCCTCGCGCTCAACAACACACCCTGGCTTTTGCTCGATCGCGCCTTCGCTCCCGCAGGCGATGTCCTCTCCATCGGGCTCGACCGCCAAGTCCTGCGCACCGGCGAGCGCTTCCAGATGAAGGTTGAGGCCAGCGAGGCCGCCATCGCGCATTTCTCCTTTATCCTCAACCAACGCGAAGATTTTACGGTGATCACATGAGCTGCTGGATGATCCGTCACATGACCTTTTGTCCAACCTGCACCGCCCCGCCAAAAGAAAGTGTCAGCCCATGAGCATCCTGCGTTATGCCACCGGCCGTGGCCGCTTTGTCGGCCAGTCCCTGATCTATCCCGTCCCGATCCCGCTTGATGCGGCGCAGTATTTCGGGGCGGCGGTGGTGGGCGAGAACGGCCAGTTCTATTATTCCAATGGCCTCGAATGGATCGTGCCCATCGAGGACAACGAGATCCTGCGCCCCTCGGCACTGGTGCCCTTCAGCGTCGATGAGCGCACCCAACTGCGCCTGACCACGTTTCGCTCGCCTGCGGGCCTTGAGCAGACCGGCATCATCTTCGAGATTTCCAGCAACGGGACGGATTTCGACGGCGCACTCACGCGCATCGTGTCAGGCTTTGGCAATGCCTATCAGCTGGAATTCCCCGAGGACGGTTTTGGCCCCGGCGACCGCGTGCTCTGGCGCGCCGCCTATACCGGCACCAGCGGCGCGCAATCGAACTTCTCTGTGCCTTACGCCCAGACCTTTCCCGAATTGATCTCGCGCCCCACACCCATCACCCGCGAGAATGCCATCACCGGCACGGTGCGGGTGACAGATTTCGAGAGTGCGGCGCTCTTTGGCTATGGCTACGGCGAGATCCAGACGGAGTTTTATGCGCCAGATGCCATGCCCGGCGTCGACGCCCCCCTGACCACCGTAACCCACACCGGCGGCGCCATCACCACCGTTCCGATTCCACCGCTGGTGCCTGCCGCAAACTATCTCTGGCGCAGCCGCTATGGCGGGCGGCTCAATGCCTCCGCCCCGATGATCTATTCCGCATGGTCGAGCCCGCGCAGCTTCTTTCTGGGCGCGGCGTCGTTGATCCTGACCTATGATCTGGCGCTGGCCACCGCGCGCACCATCTATATCCCGCTCGGCGGCGGGACCGTGAACAATCCGCTCGATGTGAGCATTGATTGGGGCGATGGGACCAGCGAGCGCTTCACCACACCCGGGATCAAGCCGCATGTCTATGCCGAAGGGGTGGGCCCGCGTGTCACTGTCACCATCACCGGTCGTCTTGATTGGTACGGCACCACCCAGCCCATCGACCAGGCGGGTCTGATCCGCGTCGAGAACATCGGCTTTGCCATGGGGCTTACCTCCCTGCGCGGGGCGTTTCGACAGACCACGACGGCGCTCGATTACATCACCCCGAACATCCCCGAGACCGTCACCAGCTTTGAGGAACTGTTCCAAGAGAGCGTTTGCGCCGCTGACCTGCGCGACATGGATACGCGCAACATCGCAACCCTGCGCCGCCTCTTTTATCGCTCCGACGGCACCGGCCCCAATTGCGCCAACTGGGACGTGGGGCGCGTCACGGATGTGTTTCAGGCCTTCGCCGACAGCCAGATGAACAGCCCGTTCTCCCTTGGCAACTGGGAGAGCCTCTCCTCAATGGAGGAAATGTTCGTCCAGACCATCGGCGATTATTATGGTGGACGTGACGGCCGCGTGCGCTTCAACCAACCTATTGCCGATTGGGACGTCAGCCGCATCACCTCCATGCGCCTGATGTTTGGCTGCACCATGCGCGCCAATGCGGGCAAGATCGGGGCGGACTTCAACCAGCCGATCAACGCCTGGGACGTCCGCGCCGTTCAGAGTTTTGAGGGCTTCATGGGGCATCTTGGCAATCCTGGTATTGGTCAGAACACCCATGCCTTCAACCAGCCATTGAACCAATGGAACACCTCTGCTGCCACCAACATGACCCGAATGTTCGCAATTGCCGTTAAGTTCAACCAAGACATCTCCGCTTGGAACACCGCAAATGTCACCATAATGACTGGCTTGTTCCGAGGGTTTCGAAGCCAGTCGAATGGACCGTTTCACAGCTTTAACCGCTCCATCAATGCTTGGGATGTCTCCGCCGTCACAGATATGAGCGAGATGTTCACAGAGTCTGAGTACAACCAACCGCTCGGCGACTGGAACGTCTCTGCCGTCATCAACATGCGTGGGATGTTTCGCAATGGGCTGTTTAATCAGCCGATCGGCAGTTGGGATGTCTCAAGTGTCACCGACATGGGTTTCATGTTTGCCTCTTCCATCACAAACATGCACCGCGCCTTCTTTGACCAGGATATCGGGGCGTGGGATGTGTCCTCCGTCACTGATATGGAAGCCATGTTTGGCGCGGTGGGGGCAGGCCACTCTCAACGCTCCGATTTCAACAACGGTGGCAGCCCCTCAATCGCGGCCTGGGATGTCTCCAACGTCATCAACATGCGCGCCATGTTCCGCTCGGGCGACGGCAACAGCGTCAATCCCTACCACCGCTTCAATCAGCCCATCGGAGCCTGGGATATCAGCCGCGTCACTACCCTGCGCGACATGTTTCGCGGCTGCCGCCAGAGCTTCGATCAGGACATCTCGCAGTGGCCGCTCCGGCCCGCGGGCGTCGATCTGGCGGGTTTCATGGCCATTGATGTCGAGCGCGCCTTCTCCGAGGCCAATTATTCGCGCCTGCTGACGGGCTGGGCCAACCGCGTCGCGATCATGAGCGGCCCACTTAATGCAGCCGTTCTATTCGAGGCGCGCCGTTTCAACACCACGGCCTATCAACCGGGGTCGCGATTTACCAACGCAGTGGCCGGGCGTGCGTTTCTCACGACGGCGCGCAGTCTGAGTGTCGCAGGGGCCACCACGCCCGAAGCAAACGGAGCTTATCCCTTTGACGCCGCTGCCAGCGTCTATCTCAACGCCGATGGCTGGTATTTCCTCAAAACCGGCCCCGACTGGATCCTCTACGACCCCGCCGACAGCCCGCAAGCAACCGGCACTGGCACCGCCCCCTGGGACGCGTCCACCTGGATCGGAGCCCTTGCAGCCGCAACCGTCCTTATCAATGGCGCCGCCTGGACCATCGCAGGAGATACCCCCGCATGACACACGACTTCACAGCCATGATCCAGACATTCTGGATCGCCCATGGCCCGACTGATATTCAAAGCGGCACACTGAAGCCCGGTGAGCGGATCTCGACGGGGCTGGACCATCTCGAGACGCATGAAAGCCTGCTGGTTCAACGTCAACGCTTGGCGGCACTGGCGCGAGATTACCCGCGTGCGCTGGCCGACTGGCTGGAAACCCTGCGCCTGCGCGATCCGGTTGCAAAGCTGGCTGATCACCGTTGGCGATACGAGACGGCAGGCCTTGATCTGCCGGGCGGGCAGCGCATCCAGACCACCCGCGAAAGCCAGGCACAACTCACCGCCGTGATCAATTCCCTGCAGATGGGCCTGATAACTGAGCCCGTCACCTACAAGCTCGACAGCGGCTGGGCGGAATTGACCACCGCGCAAGTCACGGCCGTAGCACAGGCGGTCGGCGCGCATGTCAAAGCCTGCTTTCGGGCCGAGCGCACCGTGGCCGCGCAACTGGACTCCATGGAAGACCCCACAAACGCCGATGTCACCGGGCTGTTTGAGGCGGCATATATTGTGGAGATGACGCAATGACCCTGTTTGACGCCACCCACGATCTGCACCACGCCTGCGAGCAACATCTGCTGGGACAGGCAATGGTGAACGGCGCGGTCACCCCGCAGCACTGGGCCGATTGGCTCTGGGCGATGCGCGCTCTGCATTCTGTCGTGGATGCTGGGCTGCCGGTCCATATGGCGCGTGATGCGGTATTGGGCGCCGATCTGTCGGTGCTGCCGAAAGCGCACGCCAGCCGCGCAGCACTGCGCTATGCGCAAGATCTGATCGGACAGGATTGCACCGGTGCAGCCTACGTGCTGCACGGCGCGCATCATTCTGGTGGACGCGTGCTGGCACCCAAGATGGCAAAGCGCGGCCTGCCGTCGCTGCACACATCCTATCTTGATGCCGCTGCCTCGAAAGCATGGATTGTAGCGGCGCGCAGCAGACTGGACGCAACGCAGCAGGCGCGCGCGACCTTCCAGTGCTTGCTGGAAGTGATGGATGAGATCGTCGCGCAGGAGGGTTTGGGATCACCCAGCACGGCGTTGGGAGACCGGCCATGAAAGCATTGTCCGACGATCTGCAAGCCCATCTCGACAGCGGCACGACCACACTCGCCTGGTGCTGGCGCATCACGCGATCCGACAGACAGGCGTTCGGCTTCACAGATCACGACCGCACTCTGACTTTCGACGGGACCGACTTTGAGAGTGAAGCGGGGCTGATCCCGTCTGAGCTGCGCCAAGGGTCCGAGCTGTCTGTCGATGCGCAGGACGCGGAGGGCGTGCTGTCGTCGGACCGGATCACCGAGGCGGACATCATCGACGGACGCTGGGACAACGCTGAGGTCGAAGTGTTCCGCGTCAACTGGCAGGACACCGACCAGCGCGTGCTTTTGCGCCGCGGCTCCATCGGAGAAATCAGACGCGGGTTGGTCTCCTTCGTGGCAGAGGTACGCAGCATGGCGCATGTCCTGAACCAGCAGGTCGGGCGAAGCTACCAGGCAACCTGCGACGCAGCGCTGGGCGATGCTCGCTGCCGCGTCAATCTGGCGTCCTCAGCTGTCCGTGGGAGCGGCGCAGTCGCGTCCGTGCCTCGCGGCCGCGTGTTCACCACGACCGCGCTGGGCGCCTATGAGGTGCGCTGGTTCGCTGCAGGCGTGGTCGAATGGACCAGCGGAGTTAATCAAGGCCGCAAGGCTGAAGTCATGCGCCACGATGTTGATGGCGCAACTGCGTTCATCACCTTGATGGCTGATCCTATTCGAGCGATCGCAGAGGGCGACACGTTCACCATCACGGCGGGCTGCGACAAGCGGATCGAGACCTGTGCTGCGAAATTCTCCAACGCCGCGAACTTCAGAGGCTTTCCCGATATCCCGGGCCCGGACACTGTCCTGCGCTATGCCACGCAGGGCAACGGCAACACGGGCCGGGTCTTGTGATGCCAGCTGCTGATCCCGCGCAGGTCGTGGCATCGGCGCGCGCATGGATTGGCACGCCGTTTCATCATCAAGCCTCGCTGCAAGGTGTCGGTTGCGACTGTCTAGGGCTGGTGCGCGGCGTCTGGCGCGATGTAGTCGGTCGCGAGGCGTTCAATGTGCCGGCCTATGCGCTGGACTGGGGCGAAAGCAATGCGCGCGAGGTGCTGCGCGACGGTATTGCGGCGCATATGAAGGCTGTCGACGGCGACGCTTTGCCAGGCGACTTGCTGCTGTTTCGTATGCGCACTTGGGCAATCGCCAAGCATGCGGGCGTCCTGGTCGATGCAAACACAATGGTCCACGCGCATTCGCGTCTGGGCGTGATTGAAGAGCGTGTGACACCTGCTTGGTGGCGTCGCGCTGCATTCGTGTTCCGGTTTCCGGACTGAAAGGGTTCTTGAATGGCAACTTTAGTCTTGGGTGCCGTGGGCAGCGCCATCGGCACAGCCATCGGCGGCTCGATCTTCACCGTT